AAGAACTAATACGCAATGCGGTTGTAAATGCAGGGCCGAAAGGGGTTGTGCCGGGTGTTGTTAAGTTTGGTGGCAGTATGGCTGCAATGGCGCAAGATCCGCTAGAAGTTGCCAGCTTGTTTATACCTTTTGTCGGTCAAGGCCGCGCAGCATATTACCTATCAAGGTACGGCAAGGTAAAAGGTCGTGCTATAATCGGCGGTATAGAAGGTTTTTTAGGCTCAGTTGTTACTGAGCCTATTTACTATGGGTTGTCAAAAAATCAGCAACTTGATTACACCATGGGCGAAGCTTTGCTTAATGTAGGGCTTGGAACATTTCTAGGTAGTGGGCTTGGTTCTGTTATAGGTGCGTTACGAAAATCAGAAGTGCCGATAAATGTTGATGCTCTTGTAGAAGCTGCGCCAACATTAAGAAAAGAAGACATTGCAAAGCCAATTAGCATGGCTGAAGCTATTGAAAAAGCTCGGTTGTCAAGAGATGGCATATTAAGATCTAATGATGTTTTAGGTGGTAAAGCTACGGCTGAAATGGCAATACGCCAGATGGTAAACGACCATTCTATTAGCGTTGATTTGAGCGTACCTAAGATACCAAAAAAACCGTTAAGCCTTAACGCATTTGTTCGTGAGCAAGGCGGTATAAACGACCAAGATGTTACTTTTAGAGGTGAATTAAACAATCTTGGAATTAGAGAGTTTTCAGAATTTACGAACAAAAATGGCAATGTTGTCAACGGCGTTAGCAATCCAAAGTCTAAAAAGAATTTGGATAATATGGCAGAAATTGCATTTGAAGCTGGATTTATTTCTGACAGAAACACAAGCATGCTGGTTGATGCATTGCGAAGAGAAGATCAGGGTGACTTGGTTTTTGCGCAGCAAGACCTAGAAGCTGCACAAGCTTGGCGCATTGCAAATGATGCGGTTAATGACGTTGATGCAGAACTCAGCAGGCGCAAAGATATAAAAGAAGAATTAAGCAAGCGCGGCAATCCTGATGCGTCTGATGATGAACTTGCTTTAATTTCAGATGCAATGTCACGCAAAGATTTAGATATTGACGAGGCTATCTATGAGACAGGCGTATCTATAGAGCGCACAAGAGAAGACTTAGAAGTAGCCTATGCGCTAGATTCACGGTTTGATCCGTTTGCCGATTATGAAGCTGCTGAAATGTTTGAACAGCGTGTGCCTGTTGAAGATCTTGAGCAGTTATTAGACGAAAGCCTTGAAAGCCAAGATATAATGATCCGTCAAATGATTGCAGACGGTGAGCTAGACGATGAACTAAGATTGCAGTTTGAAGAAATAATACGAGTAGAGCTTGAAGAGCAAGCCTATGAAGAAGTTGTAAACGCTGTCAGCGTTTGCGTGGCGAGGTCGTAAATGGCAGATTGTTTTGACGTAGGGCTAGAGGCAAACAAAAACAGATTAAACGAGCAATCTGTTATGGACATCGTAACAGATTTACAAAGGTTAAAAGACCCTAACAAAGCTGCTAATTCTTTAGCTAATGTTGAAGATCAGATATTTGCTAGAGGCACGTATTTAGTTGAAGGTGTAAAGCTTGCAAACAAAGTTGAAAAACGAAACAGGTATCTCAATATTGTTCGTGAAAGCCAGCTTCTAAACTTAGCAGAAGCAGCCGATCAGCAACTAGGTAATCCTAGCTTGGGCCTAGAGTCTGCTTTAGTTGGAACAAACGCTATATTTGAAGGAAGCAGTAGATCAGTTGATGCGTTAGATGCTGGTATTTTTAATTCTTTAGCTGGCGGTTTTATAGCTGATTTGCAAAGTTCTAGCTTAATGAGGCGTTTCAACAATATGCGCGGAGACTTTGAGCGCGAAGTTTCCAAAGTTTTAAGCAACCTTAACAAACGTGAGCCAGAAACAGATTTGAAGGTTAGTTCAGACGCAAAGCGTCTTGGCGAAATAATGTTTAAGTATCAACGCGCAGCTTTAGAAAGAGAAAACAAAGCAGGGTCTTTTATAAGATTAAAAGAAGGTCGTGTTGTTCAATCTAGCCATGAGCCTGCCAAACTAGCCAAAGCAGGCTATGACGAATGGAGTTCTTTTATTCGTGGTAAGCTTGATTTTGAAAGAATGGATATAGAGGTTGGTGAGATTGATAAGTTTCTTCAGTCTTCTTTTACAGCTATAAAAAGTGGTGTTCGCAAAAACCAAGTGACCGACGATATAGCGCAAGCTTTTAAAGGGCCGCAAAACCTAGCAAAAAGACAAAGTGCGTCTGGTGTGTTTACCTTTAAAAACTCTGATGATTGGTACGACTATGATCAGAAATTTGGCGGTGCATCATTGCGCGAGGCATTTATGCAAGACCTTAGATCGTCAAGTCGCGCAACTGCTCTTATGGATATTTTAGGTACAAACCCGGAAGCAATGGTTGAGAGAGTACAATTAAAGCTTCAGCAGAAATATAGAGGTGACGAGGAGAAGCTTGCAGGCTTACAGCGTAAAGCTAACGTTCTTAATTTTGAGTCTGCATTGGCAGAAGTTACTGGTGGCGTAAATATTGGCGCAGATACAAAAGCAGCTAAAATTCTGTCTGGCTATAGGTCGTTGCAAACAATGGCAAAGCTCGGCGGTGCGTTTATCCCTGCTGTTACTGATATTGCATACATTGCGACAAATAGGATGTATCAAGGGCGCAGCATGTTGCAGGCTTGGGGTGATGGATTTAGTGCAATATTTAAAGTCATGCCACCAAAAGAAATGAGAGACTTTGCTGATCGTCTTGGTGTTGGGCTTGAAGGTCAGCTAGGCGATTTTATGAACCGCTTTAATGCATCTGATGATTTACCGGGCAAAACATCTAAAATGATGGGTTTGTTTTTTAAGCTTAACTTGTTGCAGCCTTGGAGCGAAAGCAACAAGCGCGGTGTAACTTTAATGATTGCTAATGATTTAGGCCGTGAAGCTAACAAGAAATTCGGTCAATTACCGCAAGACTTACAAAGGTTGTTGCCGCAATACGGTATTAATAAAGAAGCTTGGGAGGTAGCTAGGCAAGGCGTAACAAATGGGCCAGATGGACGACCTTACTTAGTTCCGGGGGAAGTTGCAAACACGGCTGTTAAAGACAACTTATTTGCTATGTTGTCGTCTGAAGCAGACTTTGCAATACCAACACCGGGCGCAAGAGAAAGAGCTATACTGCGCCGTGGTTACAGACCGGGAACAACGGCAGGCGAGGCAATTAGATTTGTAACGCAGTTTAAGTCTTTTAGCGCAGTTGCAATGACAAAGGTTTTAGGGCGGCAAGTTTATGGATCTGGTTCGAGGACTTTACCTCAACAATTAAAGCGCGGTGTCGGCGCAAACATAGGTTTAGTAAACGCAATAGTTGGAACAAGCTTTTTAGGTTATTTTGCAATGCAAGCAAAGGAAGTCTTAAAAGGAAGAGAGCCTAGACCAGCAAGCCCAGAAACTTTTATTGCAGCAATGTTGCAGGGCGGCGGTTTAGGCATCTACGGTGATTTTCTTTTTGGAGAAGCAAACCGATACGGCGGTAGTCTTGCTGAGACATTAGTTGGCCCCGGCCCTACTGCTGCGTTAGATTTAGTTCAATTGCTTCAAAAAACGCGCGGCGTTGCATTCGGAGCAGATGACAATTTAAAAGGTGATTTTGTTAAACTCTTTAAAGAAAATACACCTTTGACCAACTTGTTCTACACACAGCAAGCAACAAACTATTTAATTTGGTATCAATTTCAAGAGCTATTTAACCCCGGTTATTTGCGTCGAATGGAAAACCGAATTGAAAAGCAGAATAATGCAGACTTTTGGCTTAAGCCTAGCAGTATTGTCGCAACTGGCGGCGGTTTTAAATAACTAAATTTAACACTAAAATGAAAGAAGGGTTTAGAAATGACAGTTTCTAGCGCCACTAATCGTGCATCTTATTCTGGCAACGGTTCCACAACGGCATTTGCTTATGGTTTTAAGATATTTGCCGACAGCGATCTGACGGTTATTCTGAGATCTTCTACTGGTGTTGAAACAACCCAGACCCTCACAACTCACTACACAGTGTCAGGCGCAGGCGTTGCAAGCGGTGGGA